TTCGACGATTGGATAAATAAATTCAAAATCAAGCGCGGCATCAATCTTTCGAACGAGATGATCTTGAGGAACTAGATCATCAATCGTAAGCATCGCAAATTGATTTCTACCATTCGTATTGTTTTTAGACATCATAGCTATCACTCCTTGCATTCGTTTTCATAAATCTATTATAAAAGAAAAGACTGTAGATATCATCCATAAAATGGACTTTGTCTACAGTCTGAGACACGACCTAAAGATCGTGTCTAATTATGACTGTATCAGAAAATATGATACCAAACGGATCTATTCATTAATTAATTGACATAGTTTATCTGTTGCTCTTTTATGACTGGATAACTGACCAATTCATGACGATCCAAGTCTTCTTTATTCATATTTACAGCAGTAATTTGACTGTCTTCATACGTACGATAATAATAAATCCCTTTATCAACGTTACAGCAAGAAGAATAAATCGTATATTCGTATTTTCCTTCTCCAGTATCGCATACTCCTTTTTGTTGCTCGACTGAGCCTAGTATATGAAAAAATTGACTGATACTTTCAGATTCTGAATCACCTGATGCAGCATTCATTTTAGTAAATGTGGCTTTTACAAATCGAGAAACAGAAGAGAGATCTCCAGGTAAGCCCAATCCTCCCATCCCACGACTATAAACATTCAAGCTGATCTGGTTTGAAAAATGATTTTCTGGTGTTCCATTGGGAGCGTCAATAATTTTGTGTAAATAAATTGTCCTCCTGCAAAATAATTAGTTACTCAGTAAACATTGAAACTAATGTATCGGTTACCTGTTGAAAACCTTTATGGCTTCTGTTTAGAAATTTTTGATTGTATGTATCAAAAATGCTGACTAGAAAGCGTTCTAGTGATTCTTCATTTTGAAACTGCTCTTTTCTACGGCTGTATCTTTTAATTTGCTTATTGAAAGACTCGATTAGATTGGTTGGAATGGCAACACTTTTTTTGACAAAAATTATAAGGTGTTGTGAATGCTGCGGTGTTATGGCTCCGATTGCCCTTGACAATGAGCATCCTCGGATCTGATTTTCTCCGGCAGAAGCACAATCATTCAATTACGCTGCCTCTCCAGAGGTATCAGATCCGCGCTCATTATCAAGGATTCGCTTCGCCAATCTCTGTTGTCGAATTTGGATCGGTGTTTCATACGCCAACGTGCCATGTAAGCATAGATAGTTCCACCAATGCACATAATCAAACAATTCTAGACGTAGCTGTGCCAGTGTCTCAAATTGGTATTGATGCACGAATTCTACTTTGACAGATTTATGGGTTGATTCCGCAACGGCATTATCATACGGACAACCCTTCCTACTCAATGAACGAGTAATTCCAAAACCATTCAGAATCTCATGAATGGTTTGGCTATCAAATTCCTTTCCACGGTCTGTATGAAAAAGCTTGACGTCTGTTAAAGAATACGGTATCCGTCCAAAGGCTTCTTTTACCAATGAGGCATCTTTCTTCTCACCACAGGAATAACCAATAATTTCTCGATTAAACAAATCAAGTATTAAGCAGATATAATGCCACTTTTTCCTCACGCGAACATAAGTAAGATCCGTAACGATGGCTTCCAATGGCTGTTCTTGTGTAAAGGTCCGATCTAATACATTCGTTGTTTTCGCTTCATTACAAGCTGTTCGTTGCCCTTTAAAATGAGCGATCGTATAGGTAGATGTCAATCCGCGGCGTTTCATGATTCGACCGATTCGGCGCCGACTGAGTTGAAGCCCACGCTTTGCTAAACACTTCTTCAATTTTCGGGTACCGTAAGCCTTTCGGTTTCGAATAAACTCTTCCTGAACGATCTCTTCTAAGTCGGACTCATTTTCGATCGGTTTCGCTTGATAATAGTAGGTCTGACGAGAAATATTTAGAATTTTGCACATCGCTGATATGGAATATTTATGCTTGTTGGCATCAATTACTTGTCTTTTCGTCCGAATATCAGCGCCGCTTGCTTTAAAATATCATTCTCCATTTCGAGTTGCTTATTTTTCTTTCTTAGTGCGATCAATTCTGCTTGTTCTGGTGTTAAGTTGTCTCTTTCTTTGAATGAGCCCGTTGATTGTGCTTGCTTCATCCATTTATCGAAAGAAGAAGGCGTAAGCTCATACTCTCGAATAATTTCTGCGCGAGGCTTACCAGCGAGATAGAGATCGACGATTTGTTGTTTGAATTCTTTTGAATAGGTTCTTCGTTGACGTCTTGACATGAAAAATCCTCCAGTGTGTTTTTTATTATTCTACACACCTTATTTTTTCTGTCTAGTCTAGTGTAGCCGATTCATGACTGACGTGCCGGACGCACGTAGCGATCATCGGCGTTATGACTATATAAAGTATACTTTCGTTGATCCAGAAAGGTATAAAGATTAAAGTAGGCTACCTAAAAAGGTAGCCCGGAACGAATTTTATCACCATACTTGTGAAAGGAGATATTTTTTAAGTTAGTATTAAGATTGTGTAATATGATGATATCTATATTTTATAGTATCAGTGCTATAAAATCAAAAATAAGTCACTAATTAACTACCACTCCAATTGTAAGCCTTTTTTCTCACTTTTTTTCAAAAATATGGTATGCTTTTTAATGGCTTCAAATATAAAAGAGTTTAAAGCGTAACACACTTATGGGGAAGTGGTTTGGGGTGCGCTTTAAACTCTTCTTTATTATTATCTCACAATTTAACCCAAATGTCTTTCTATTTAAAAATCAAAGTAAAACTTTTCAAATATACAGAAGTATAACTATGTGAAACATCCTTTCATTAATCCATAAAAGGATACATAAAAAAGCCACTCATTTGAGTGGCAATGAAGAAAAGCTTTAGCTTGTATAATACTCTTCAAAAAAATTCTAACACAGAACGATTCAAATGGCTACGTTAATGTACCCTGTAGGACTCGAACCTACGACCGGACGGTTATGAGCCGTCTGCTCTGACCAACTGAGCTAAGGGTACTGGTTGTTGCCACATAAAGCCATAAACAATCAACCAGTAGAATGTGTGGCAACAAACCTGTTATCGCATAGCTTGGAGTGTGACTATTTATGGGTGATAGTGAAGATATGCGATAACATCACTATTTTATCGAATAATTTTTATAGTTGTCAATATAGTTATGTACTGCTCCTCAACGAGGAGCTATTTTTATCGTTTAGGAATATTTAAATACCAACGTTTGTCATGGAAATCTTGCGCACCGCCTTTAGTGTTTCCCTCTGGATCATTCGTTGCCCGCATCATTACATAGACTTTCTTACTAGGAAAATTACGCATATTGAAAGATACATGATAACCAACATTTCCAGAAGTATTATAAGCTTGGTTTACATCTGGTCTATAAATTCCATCAGCTCTTACTCGAGCTAATTCTTTCCCAGTATTGTAGTCCATAATGAAAATATACTCGTATTTATAGTTAGCAATGTGCCATCCAGCCACATGCAAGTTTGCGTTTTCGATTTCCCCAAACTGATCAATGTGGGCGTGATTTGTTCCATCTGTCAGCGTAGGATTAGCTGCACCAGCTCGTGTTGGATCAATGACAGGCTTGTTTTCAGAAGTTGTTGGATTTTCATCGGTAAATCCATGAGCTAAATCATAAGCAAGCTTTTCTTTGCTAACTCCCATTTGCGATAAGTAACCATATGGATCTGTGTGGTTCCCCCAAACATAATTTGTCACCCACAAATGAGAAATGATTCCTTTTGTAAATAAAGAAGTTCCTTGATCAAGAGTCAATGGAATTCCATATTTTTTTGCACTATCTCTTGTATATTCAATATAAGCTCGATAGTTTTTTTCAAACAATGCTTTATCATATGTGCGCTGTAATTCAATCTGTACAGGCGCATAAGGATTAGCGTTACCAGCTCCCCACGAAACATATCCTTGCTCACCCACACGGTAAACAATCCCACCGTCACCAATAACATCTGTAGTATAAGAATTGCTTCCGTTATAATTATTTTTCATGTTGGCGGCTACGTTTCTTGCTGGTGCATCTATTCCAGTTTCGTGCAAAATAATTTTGTTAGGAATTGCTAATCTGGAGTCTCCTTGATTCGGCGCTAAATTATACTCGTCATTAATAGTATAAGCAAACGTATTAATGGGTAATAAAAAAAGAGCCGTTAACAGGCTCATCGCAGTAATAGTAATTTTCTTTTTCATTTGTTTCCTCCTTCTTCGCTTTCAGCCGAGAACATTTTGTAGGTTCGATTTGATACACCCAACACACTCCCTAAAAACGCGCCAAAACCAGTAATGATGACAACACAGATATCTGTGTACTGCCAATTGAGCGCTTTACCAACTAACCCCACGAAAGTAGCTAGTGCGGGAATAATTACCAGTGCGAACCATTTTAGTACTTCGAACGTTTTATTATTCATTTTCTTCTCTCCCTAAATAAAGTTTTAATTTGTTGCGTGTGTTCCACCAATTTTTCTGTATGTGTATCTAATCTTTCATCGTGTTTCTTTAGTTCTTCATGAATCATCAATCGATCTGATTTGCTCGATTCTAAATCTTTAGTCAGCAAATCTAAATTGTGACTTACTTTTGAAAGAGTCTCAGTAATCTTCGAGAAAGATGCAGTAATTGGTTTTATTACTAATAAAATCAAAGAAACGATAGCGGTTATTGATCCTGCTATCGCTCCCCATTCCCCTAAATTAATCATGTGACAACTCCTTGAATCAAAATAAAAAGCACATCAATTAAGATGCGCTCTCTTCTTTGCTAATGATTTTATCTGCTTCTTCTTCAGTAATGCACAACGGAACGAAAACCATTACTTGTTCGTTAGTGAAACAGCCCCAGTCATACATTAGTTTGATATCTTCATATGAATACATGTTACTTCCCACCTTGTAATTGTTTTTTGATTTCTTCGATTTCCTTGGTATTTTGTACAGAAGCAAGCATCGTTTTTGAATTCAACTGCGCTAAACTTTCTGACTTTTCTTTCAATAAGACATTTTCTTGCTTGATTGCTACATTGTTTAGCATTGCTTTAGAATTTAGCTGTTTCAATTCATCATTTTCTGCCTTCAGCGTTTCGTATAATGCCTTAATATTAGCCAATTCATCTACGCTATCAACAGCATTCCCTTTTTTCTCTTCTTCAGTAGCTAACTCAACCCACTGTTTTTTATCAAAATCAAATCTTGGTCTCCAGTTAGGAACTGGTGGTTTAATCTCTGTACAGTTTTCAGGGATATTTTCTTGATTGTTCAAAATGATTTGCTCGAATCCGTAAGGCTTGATTGATTTGTAAACTACTTTCATTAGATTTCCTCCCTTAAATTGAATAAGTGATAACAAATGAATAAGCTGATCCATAACTTGAATTTCTTCTCCATTTAATGGCTCCGTCTGCGCCAATAGATAGTTGAGCACTGTTCAAAGTAGAACGGTCTATTGACCCAACCAGTTGTTCAAAACTAATTGGTGTCCGATAGCCTTCTGGAACAGTTAAAATAACCGAATCATTCCCGCCACTACTTTTTCCGTTTAAAGCCACAAAATATATAGAAACTGTTTTTCCTTCACGATAAAGCTTTGCTGTCCCTGTATTACCGTTAGTGACAACCAGATTTACCACTTCATATCTGTTATCATCAGTCGTCAAAACACGTTTATTATTGATTGTTACAGAACCTGAAAAATTCTTATGTCCTGCAATGGCTTGGTCTCCATCTGTCTGCACCAATGCTTCTTTACCATCAATAGCTTCTACATGCGTTTTTAAGTATTTAGCAACTCCGTCTTCTTTTAATTGCACAATATCAGCCATTAAACCGTCCCCACTTTCTCAAATGTAATATTNGCTAATCCATCGAGTTTAGCTTTNTCAGTTGCTGACATTAAACCTGCTGTCGTAGTTGTAGCATTACCTGGATTTTTCTGTGCTCCAGCTGCAATTCCATCCAACTTAGTTTTATCTGTGGACGACATCAACCCATTTGCTGTAGTTGTAGCTACAGCTGTAGTTGTGGCATTTATTCCAGGATCACCTTTATCTCCCTTTGGTAAAACAAAATTAAATCTAGCTGCAGATGATGTTCCTACATTCGTAACAGAAGCGGTTGAACCACTAGAAACGGTTCCTATGGTAATTGTTGCTGCTTGGCCAGGATCGCCTTTATCTCCCTTCACCNTTGTTGGTTTGCCTTCTATAGCATTCCAATGAGTTTGTGGATAAACCTGTACATTGCTTTGTTTTATTTTTACGATATCTGTCATTCTCTATACCTCCCCAATTTTTTCAAAAGTAAAATTTGGAATTCTTTCGTTTGTGTAATTTTCTGCTTGATTTACAGCTTCTTGGAATTTTTGATCTACATATGACTGATTGACACCACCAGTCCCACTACCACCTGTAGAACTAATTGTTCCATCTTCATCAATAGTGATGTTTTCTCCAGCAGTATAATTTTTCAGTGAATCGAGTTTTTCTTTTAACTCCAGCGAAAAATTGACATCAGATTGTCTGACTGCAGAGACTTTCCCTGTCTCATCAATCGTCAATAATTCACCAACTTTTATGCCACCCAAACGGTCGATAGTGGCAACTGGCAACACGTAGTCACCTTCTCCACTGTTTAAAATTTTTTGATACATTTCTGCCGTGATAATGCCGTCATCTTCTTCACTTGCATAGGGTAATTCTGTGAGAACATTCTCTAATCCCAAATCTTCTTTAGTAATGACGACGGCTCCAATTTTTCCATTAACAGATAAAACTGTTGCTTCTCCTGCTATTATTTCTTCTAACCCAAGAACTGCGGAAGCATGTGTGATTGGAAAGAATTGGCGTTGTACACCCGTTTTTTCATCCGTTTCCATCATTCGTTTAGTTTTAGCCATTAGATCACCCCAACTTTCTCAAGAGTGAACACATTTTGCTTTGGATCATCAACGGTTGCGATGATCAAGGCTCCTTCTTCAATCGGGAATGCTACAGTTCCAACTTTTTCGACTTCATGATTATCTGAAAAGAGATCATCCTGCAAAATATCAGTCACTTCAATCTCCCCGTATTCAATCGTGAAAAGCGTTGCTCGCAATTTCTGATATAAATAGTCCATATCTGCCAGCAAACGCTCTGAAATAGACGCATGACGAACTCCTTGAATATCTACTCGCGCATCCGTTAGTTCGGCTAACATGACTCCACCTGGATCAATCGTCTTTAAAATATCCTTGATTGATTCAAACCATGCCAAATAGTCTGATTCTTGTCCTTCTCTCCAATCTTGGAAACTGTGTTCCTGTTCTTGTCTCCAACGTTCAAATTCTTCTTTCCTTTCATTCATCCAGTCCGTAAAATCGCCTTTATTTTCATTAATAAANTCNGTCATATCNGCAATTAAATCTTCGATTGATTGCCAATAAGAACCCATTTCTCCTTCTGTTTTTGAAACAGCATTNATGACAAAATAAGAGAAGTCTTGAGTTGTTCCAATCAAGTCTTCTCCTTTAAATATAATGAAATTGGCTGTTTGTCGATGNAAACACTGCATGGAATATTTATCAAAAATATANTTNATTTTCCCTTTTTTAGCATCCACAATTTTTGTTTCTAATTGGACTGGATATTTTCCGCCAACAACTGATTCAAAATATACCTTACATTCTGATAAATCATATGGAAGACCATTTTCNACNATNGTNGCTTCCATAACNTCNGTNTTNTTATTGCCTTGTCGAACTTGAATCATCCCCACGTAATTATAGGGTTCTGTTGTACTTAATATGACATTCCACTTTGCCATTAAATCACCTCCCTATTTTGGTGGTATGACAATGGAAGAAATTGCACTTGCACTATAATACTGGCGATCTAACTTTCCACAAATCATACCTAACTCTGTGTTTTGTTCATAAGTTTGCATACGACCATTAGCTAAGCCTCGGATAACGCCAGTATGTCCATAAGTTCCATCTGCAAACCATGAACCCACTTGTCCACCTCTTGCCCAATTAATAATTGCACCAACTACTAATTGATCATATCTAGGGTTTTGAATCACTTTCCAACCAACAGCAGACCAATCATAGGCAATACCAATATCAGATGCTGCAGAAGTATTTCCTATCACATGAGTTAAACCATATTTTGTTCCAGCACCCATGCCACAACCACCCAGATATCCTGAATATTCTGCAGACAAGCCATAACACTGACCATTGCCAATTCGTTGTCCAATCAAAGACTCTAAATGTTTTAGTCCTGCTTCTCCAGTAGCTCCTCCTGGTTTTAAATCTTTAAATTTGTTATACCAGTTAACTGCATAATCTTGACGTTCAGGATGTGTCGCTGCCGGACGTTCATAGTTTCGTTCAAAAGCATATGCTGCTTGTCTTGGATCAGTACAGGCCTTAAATCCATCAACCGTCGTAGGTTGTACTACGTCCATCCATTGTCCATTTGTAAATGTCCAAATAAGCAATCGAACTTGTGCATCTAAGCTCGTTATTGGTTCTTTAATACCTGCAGCATTAAATAAGTTTTGAACATAAACTTTTCCATCCCATGTTGCTGGACCAACAAGAGGATATGAAGAACCATCCCACTGAACTAATCCGTATGCTGGTCCACCTATTTGAACAGTATCAGGATCAAAAGTTCCTCCTGTTTCTTGTTGAATGTTCCCCAATATTCCACATGCAGATTGTTTCGTAAATCCGTTATTACACAAAATATCGTAAATTCTCCAAGCTCTCTTTTCTGCATCTGTTTTTAATTCACTAGGATACCCACCAGTAGATTCTCCACCTCCCGATGGACCACCACCTTGTCCAGGAATTATTTCTTTTCCTTTAACTGTAAGTTTTCCTTGTACATCTAAGTCTCCAAAATAAATTGCTTTACCATTTCCTAATAAAACTAATCCTTTTCCTACTTTAGGAGAAATCAAAATATATTTGCCGTCTCCATTTGTACGAATAACTAAAGAATTATCTTCAATAGGGGTTGGAGTAGAAGCCCCAGGAAAAGGATTACCAACAGAATCAGTTGTTCCAATCGTTCCAATTGAACCCTTAGAATTCCAAAATTCCATTCCTTTTTTAGTTAACTCCATTATTTTCTTTTTGTTGTTCCAAATTTGGAGTAGTCCATTAACTAATTTCAATACATCTCCAGTCTTGTTAAAAGAATTTTGAAAGATATCTGCTTTGATTAATCCAGTTTGTATAAAATTGGCATTAAATATACTATCTAATGTCCAAGCTGAATTAAAAGGCCCCCGCCATCCTTTCTTAGAAAAAGCAATCCCATTTTTATTCATTCTTAGTACTTCTCTTGCCTTTTCTAAATCTGGATTATCCATAATAAAGATGTTGGAAGGTTTTTCTTTTGGCCATAAAACTACATATCCTCCTGCACTGCCTTGACCTGTAATCATTGAAGAAACATAATCATTAAAATCACTCATATAATTATTCGTTGCATAATCTTTTAATTTATCCTGAATAGTTACAGCTTGTTGCTGATAAAAAGCAACTTGAATGTCTCCTGCTTCTAATTTCAAAGTTTTTTCAGATAAAGAATCGTATTGTAGTCCACTAACCTTTGATTCAAGATAAATATTATATTTTTTATGATATATTTTAAATGTATCAAACAGACCATAATTTCTAATCTTCGCAAATTCTTTCGCTTCTTCACTATCAGTCAACTTATCAAATTCAACCGTAATAGAAACTTTAGGCTTATCACAGCCAGGATTGATCGTTTTAAAGTAATTTTTAGCTATTTTATTTAAGCTCTTAATGTCTTTTACTCCTTGTTCTTCTGTAAACTGAACATGTTCTGTATAGACATCAGGATAGTTATTAATATAGGCACTATCTACTGGCGAACCATAAATTCGATTAGTCGTACCTACTTCACTTTGAGGATCAGCATATGGAATAATTCTTGTTTTTATACCTGTCCAATCTAATTTGACCTTCAAACCAGACATATCTTTTCCATACCGAATCGTTCCAACATTATTGCGACCTCTTCGCTTTAACAAAGAAAGCTTAAATGGTTCACGTTTAATTTCTCCGCCCCAATATTGAAGCAATGATCCTTGTTCACCAGCAATACAATTTAAAACATTTCTCGCTTCAAAGATTGTGCTAGAAACAGCCGTAATATCAGAATAAAGTCGTATGTCAGATTTTTTATCCATTTTAGTTTCAATAATTGATATCGCTTCTTGACCAGTTTTAGAGTCCACTTCCACAAGAGTGACTACCCGTCTTCCAAGTCGATTTGTACGACTCTGAGCATAAATAGTTACTGTATTTAAAAAAGTATCTATATCTTTATCATCAATAAAAAAGATATGATACTCTTCTTGATCGTTTGGCTTTGCTTTTATTTGATAGTCATTTTCAAAATATTCATCAAATCTAGTTCCTAAAGGATAATCCAACTCTAATTCATATTTTCCATTAGCTACTTCATATATTCCACATCTTGTAC